CCGGGTCGCGCGTGTCCGCTTGTTCCCGAACTGCTTCTGCACCATGGCGCCGTCGACCGCGATCGTCGCCCGGACGCGGTCGTTGCGACGGCCCCCTGTGCCGTGCAACAACCGACCCGAGCGCGCCGTCTCGCCGGTGTCGTGCCCGACGATCTGCCGGGCCCGCGCCAGCCCGGCAGACGCCGCCGCCGTCGTTACCCGGGCAGCGTCCGGGCTCATCAGGAACGCAGCCATGCCACGGAAGTTCGGCCGGTACTCCACGTCGATCACCCCGTCGCTCGTCGAAGGTGGATCTCTCGTCCGGCCTGCCAGCCGGTCAGCGGACTGCTCCAGTCGCCCGGCGTGCCGTCGACCGACCACACCAGCCCGCCCGGGAAGCGGATCCGGTGCTGGGCGGTCACCTGCATTGCACCCGGCGGCACGTACAGGGTCCCGGTGGTCACGACCTGGGACTTGCGGTCGTTGTCCTCGACCGACGACCCGGGAGCGAACCCGGCGCCGACGATCGTGCCGACGACGTGCTCGTTGCTCAGGTCCCCGTCGAGATCCCGCTGCCCGTCCAGCACTTCTACGTTCAACCCGAACGCCGCCATCAGTAACAGTCCAGGTCAGGGTCGTAGCCCGGCGGCGGCCGGTTCCCGACCCACCACGCGGGCGCGCCCGGGCGCCGGGTCGGATGCCGCAGCGCATCGTCGGCGAGCGGGATCGTGACCGCGCCCGGCTGCAGCCCGAGCAGCTTCCGGTCATCAGCGGTCAGGTACAGCTTCCCGGACCTGATGCTGCTGTCGCGGCGGTACGCGAACGGGCCGACCGTTTCCGAGGCCATCGCGCCCGGGTTCCGCAGCCACCGGATCACCATGTCGCAGAGCACCAGCTTCACGTTCGTCGCCGAGGTGCGCTCGGCGGTGATCGCGGCCTGGATGTCCCCGAGACGGTTCTCGATGATGGTGACGGCGTCTTCCAGCTTCGTGCCGACCCGGCTGGCGAGGTTCTCCGGGATGTCGTCCTCGTAGCGGGCCTGCACGTCGAAAGCCGTCGCCCACGTCGGCACCACAGCCTCCGACGTCAGTCCGCGGACTTCGCCGGCGTCTTGGCCGCCGGGCGCTTCGTCGACGGCCGCTCGACCGCGCTGGCCGGCTCGTCGTCGGTGTTCGCCGTGGCGCCCGTGACCGCGGCGACCGTGTGCGCCTCCGGGTCCTCGTCGTGCGGCAGCCGGCCCGAGTAGCCGTGCTCCTGCGCGTCGAGGGGATGCACGAACGGCTGCGGGCTCACGCCCGTCGTGCGGTAGTCGGTCTCCGGCTCATCGGCCATGTCGATCAGTCCCTTCAGGAGCGCGAGATCGTGACCCGGACGAGGCCGCCCGGGTCGGTGATGCCGGTGCCGACGTGGATCGACCGCCACTGCAGCGTGTCGCCGGCCGCGACGACCAGGTTGGCGGGCGTGCCGGACAGGGGCACGACGTTCTCGTTGTTCGCGGCCGCGTTCACGCCGTTGCCGAACGCCTGTGCCGCCACGGTCGTCGTGCCGGCACCGTCCTGGCCCTTGTTCACCAGCGACACGGCGCGGTTGTTCGTCGCCGCGCCGGTGATCGTGGCCTCGGGGATGTACTCGACCTTCGTGACGGTCCCGGCGAACGGGGCCTGCGTGACGATGGTGTCGTCGTCGTTGCCGGCGGTCGAAACCGCCGGGACGTCCTGCTCGTGGACGCGGACGAGGGGAGCGGTCATGGTCGCCTCTCAGATCAGAAGGTCAGGGCGGCGACCGGGTACCTGGTCGCGGCGTCGGGGTTGTCGTTGTTGATCGTGTTGCTGACCTGCCAGCCCACACGGAACTTGATCCGGTAGGCGATCATGTCCTGCTGCGGCAGGTTGTAGACGATCGCGCCGGTGTTGTCCTGGATCACGGCCTGGTCAAGCAGCTTGACCGTGATGTCCTGGCGGACACCGACGATGTACTGCGACCAGTCACCGGCGAACATGCGGACGTTCTGCCCGACCGATCCGTTGGTGGCCCACAGGCCGCGCAGCGGATACGAGATCGTCTCGCCGTCGAGTTCCGTGATCTTCCCGTCGATGCGGTCCGGGTCCGTCTTGCGGCCGGTCGTGTCCCGCGCGGCCCGCAGCTTCCGGCGCACCGCGCGCGCGGCGACGAAACCGGAGACGTCGAACCCGTCCTCCTCCACAGTGGAGATCAGGTCGTCGATGTCGCCGAAGTAGCCGCCCTTCGCCGCGGTCGCCGTGCCCTCGGCGACCGTGTTCCCGGCGTCGATGGTGGCGTGCAGGATGTCCTTCGGCCACGTGCTCGGCGCGCCGACTCCGAAGTAGACGGCGGCGTCGAGGGCCCGGCCGACGGCCTCGCGGACGAGGGGCTCGGCCTGATCCCAGACGTCGTTTTCCATGTCGTCGGCGACGTTTTCCGGCACCGGCAGGATCGTGGCGATCTCTTCGACGTCGAGGTACTTGTTGTCCCACGCCATCTTCGTGGTCTGCTTGAGGCCGGTGTCGCCGTTGACGAAGTACGCGATGGGCAGCGCCGTCACGATCGGGAACCGGACCGCGTTGCGGGCCACCGGAATGTGGCGGAACTGGGTGAGGACGGCCGACTCCTCGTTCAGCTTGCCCAGCATCTCCTTGGAGACTTCCTCCGGCATCAGCGCCTGGGCATCGGCCCGCGTGGTCGCAGAGTTGTACGGCACGGTCTACCTCCTGTGTTGATGGGTGCAGCAGCCCGGCCCGTGCCGTGCGCTGCGTCAGCGACGCGAGCGCGCCATGTTGCGCATCACGTCACCCATGGATTCCGCCTTCTCGCCGTTGCCGCGGCGGCCCTGATCGGCGTCGGCGTCGATCCGGCCAGCGACCTTGGCGAGGCTTTTGGCGAGCTTCGTGATCGCGTCGTCGTCCAGCTCGCCGTCCTTGAGCAGACGCTTCGGGTCGAACGCCTCGAGGACGTCCTTGACGTCGTCCTTCTTGACGCCGGCATCGGCGAGCTGGGAGTACACGGTGGCGAGCGCGAGCTTCCCGTTGCGCTCGGCGTCGGCGGCCTCCCGGTCGGTCAGCCGCTTGGTGACAGCGTCGAGCTGTTCCTGCAGCGGCTTGGTCGCGTTGTCCCGCGCGGTCGCGAGGGCCGCATCGTGCTGCTGCTTGTCCCGGGCGAGCCGGTCCTTGACGATCCGGTCGACGTCGGCCTGGGTGAACGTGTGCTCACCGCTGCCTGAGCCGCCCTGATTGCCCTGCCCGCCTTGGTTTTGCTGCTGTCCGGTCCCGGTCGACGAATTCGCGCCGCCACCGGTGCCGTTGGTGCCCTTGCCGTCGCCGCCCTGGTTCTGGGCGCCGCCGTCGTTGTTCGTTCCGCCGCCGGCGCTGCCGCCGTCGCCGTTGTTGTTCTCAGCCATGCTGTTGCTCCCGTAAGCCCGTCGGCATGAACCGTCCTTACGCGCGGACGTGGCGCCTTCCCGCCAGCGGCGGGGAAGTCCTTAGAGGTCGCCCTCGGTGGTGAAGTGGTCCAGCGGGCGGGCCAGCATCGGGCCCAGCTCGCCGTGCTCCTGCGTCATCTCGATCACGATCTTGCGGTAGTCCGGCTCCCGGCCACCGCGGTCGGTGACGCCGGTCAGTTCCTGCACCGCGTCGTGCACCCGCTCGAGCAAATCCGGCTCGATGACCTGACCGGGGTCCTGGTGGCCCCAGACCGGTTCGACACGGCAGTCGCAATTTCCGTGGATCGGGTTCAGCGTCTTGACGTGGTACCGCTGTGTCGAGGCGAGCAGGCACAACGCGCAGTTCTTCGCGCCGACCAGTTGCCGACGCCAGAACTGCGGCTGCTGATCACCCGGTAGCTGCTCCATCGCCGACTGCGAAGCCACGGCGTAGGTCTGCTGCAGGTCCAGCTCGGCGATCTCCCGAAGCCGTACCTCGCCGAGCTCGACCGCTTTCGTCAGCGGCTTGCCCTTCGACAACGCCGTGTAGATCTCGACGAACGGCCGCTCGTACACCTGGTCCGTGTCGACGCCGCGGCGCAGGTTCACCGCCGACGAGTCCGGGATCCCCGTCGGCCCGATCGTGC